AAAAGCCAGTAAACGTGTTTGATTTGTGGGAAGGTGCCAACTTTAAATTGCGTATGCGCAAGAAAGATGGTTATGCTAACTACGATGAGTCCGTGTTTTCTGACCCATGTCCTGTAGCTGATAGTGATGAAGAGATTGTTCGTGTCGTTAATGCTCAGTACAAGTTGTCTGAGTTTACCGATCGCAGTAACTTCAAGTCTTATGATGAATTGAAGAAGAAACTAGACGCAGTTCTTTCTGGTGATACATTCGCTGGTAAGTCTGCTGCTCAGATGGCTGAACAAGAAGATCGTCCAGTCGCTGCAGCGCCAACCTTTGCTTCTAAGCCAGCACCTGCTCCAAAAGCAGTAGCTGTTGATGATGACGAAGATGTTATGTCTTACTTCAAGAAGATCGCTGCAGAAGAATAAAACAAACTGACTAGAATGTTTTAAAGCCACCGTAAGGTGGCTTTTTTCATTATGTGTATCGACTTGCTGCGTACCTACTATTAGATGATTCCACATTCCTAATTGGAGGTCTCATTTGAACTTGAGTAGTGTTATTATTTGTAGTAACTGGAGCGTTCACTACATTAGTCTTATTAGATGGCGCAGGTGTTTCTTTGGCACCAGCATTCTCAGCAGACTTTGCTTCAACTTGATTTGCAGTTGTTGGCGCAGCAGCAGTGGGTGCTGCTGGCGCAGGCTTGGCATCAGATTTAAATGGGTAGAATGGACCAATTGAAACTTCTTTACCAATAATTGGTATCTTGAATTTGATCTCAGGAACGCCAATGTTTTCAATTAATTTCATAAACGAATCTTTAACACTAGTAATAAAATCAACAAATGGTTTTACTAGGTGATCATAAGTCCATTTACTAAAGTCGCCGATAACTTCTTTGATCTTTTCTTTATCAAATAAACCGAATGTTAAGAAGTCAATAATACCAGCTAGACCAGCGATAAGTGCTTTGCCAATATCACCTGTCTTCATAAACTCATCGAAGCCATCCATAACACCTTCAAATAAAGCACCGATAATCATACCGATTGCAAATACTTTGCCAAGTGCTTTTAGAATATTCATAGGATTAAACATGGCTTTAAATGCGGTCATTAAACCAGTGCCCAAGAAACTCATAATAGTATCTAAGAAACCACCACCAGATGTTTTTGCTTCTTCAGGTTTCTTTTGACCATCTTTCTTATCACCACCAATATTATCAGCAATTTTTTGCAGAAGATCTAACTCTTGTTGCTGCATTTTCATATTTTCCGCAGTTTCTTCAGCCCCTTGTGTTGCTTCAGCAGCAGTGGCTGTTGGAGTTTTACCAAGTTCAGGAGCAGAAGGAATTGGTACTAATTTACTCATTCCCGTTGCAGAAGCAGCTTTCTTCTCTGCCATTTTTGCTGCATATTTGCTCTTGTCGGCAGCAGTAGGAACTATATTACGATTGACTGGAGTTGGGCTGTAAATATCTGTTGCTCTTTGATATTTACCAAACTCATCTGCATTTGATTGACGCTTTTCTAATAGTTTAGCAAATTCAGGATTAGATGATTTTAATTGATCTTCACTTATCTCTGCGCCACCATTAGCAGCTGCAGATTTTATCTTGTCGATTTGTGCTTCAGTTTTCTTTGTTGCTTTAGATGCAGCTTGTGCGCCTTCATAATCTTTCTTAAGATCTTTTGTAGAAGCAGTGCTGCCAAGTGCTCTTTGTTGCTCAACAAACTTATCACGTTCTAGTGTTTTATTAAAGACACCACCAACATTTAAAGCACCAAGAACAGTTTTCTTAAGACCACCAGCAGAACCGAACTTTTCTTTAAGACCTTCTTTCTTATCACCCAGTTTTTCACCAAGAGTTTTAAACGTCTTCATACCCTTTGCCATCTCAGCGATATTCTTTGCTTCTTTATCCCATTCAACTTGAAACTCATCTTGAGTTTTCCAGTAACGACGACTACCTTTGAATTGTTCTTTGGCAACCTTGAGCATTTCTTCTTGTATCTTAGAATAGTCTGGTTGAGCAGCAACAGTAGATGTTGTTTCAGCTTTCTTAACTTCTTTAGATAAGTCTAGTAGTGTCTTAATAGAAGTTAATTCACCAAGTGCAGTTTGCTGCATTTCAAGTAACTTAGAAAAAGCAACATCATCCCACGCTACAACTGATTGGGTAATCGTCTGCTGTATATTATAACCCATCTCTGCTGGTTTTTGTTTTGGTGGACTTTTTCTTTTTGCCATTTTAGTTATCTCTGCTGGTTAGCTGCTATTCTTTGTTTTTCTTCTTCTAAATACTGAATCAATAAGTAGTATAAACTTCTCTTTCAAAAGGTATCATATCTTCAATCTCTGCCAGAGAGTATTTGTGGTACTGCATCAAAGCGAAGTTTAGTTTATAGTAATTCGCCAAGTTTTCATGACAGAGATTCATTAAAAAAAACTTTGCATTCCTTCTAAGGTTTTCTTATGATGTAGATTGCAAATTGGACAATCATACTCTACATCCTTTTTAATCCTTGGTAATGTAGCAAAGAATTGTTGAACTTTTACAAACTGCTCAGAGTTTAGATTATAAAGGAAATCTAGAAGTTCTGTTTTCTTTTGTTCTTTTGCATAATGAATTTTATCGCCTTCGTAGATTAGTTCAATACAATCAGCGACAATATCAAAGATGTTATCAAGATCATCTGAATTGGTCTTTTCTAATTTAGACATAATCTCAATAGTAGGGTACTTCATCATAATACCAACTTCACCAAACAAGTCAATCTTGTTAGTGTGACCTTCTGGAGTTTCTACTTCAATCTTAGTAAGATCAATAGAGATCTTTACTTTGGCTTTATCGTTCTGGTCACCATGGTCAACATCGCATGGAAAGTACAATTCGATAATTTCACCAACAGACTTTGCTCGAATTTGAGTAAAGATATACTCAAGATCAAACGTAGAAAGCATATCTGGATCTATTTTATCTAAGATACAAGATCTAATTACGTCTTTTAAAGTATCAACCATAACAACAATGTCTTCACTTTGTTGCGCAATTAATATTGATTTTTCTTCTTTGACTAAAAATGGGCGATACTTAACACTTTTTTTAGTTGAAGGGATCACCAAGTTGTACGTTGGTGTGCTCATTACTGGTAATGCCATAATTATTCTCCTTTAGACATATTCTTAATTAACTTATTCAACTCAGCTGTGCTACCAACAAAGATAGCGTTATTTGTAACCTTGTCACCTGCACCTTTCTTTGGCGCATCTAGTTTTTGTTTCTGCAGATGTATATCCAATAGTTGTTGGTTAACATCAGCAAGTTGTTTCATAAGGTTGCCCACAACTTCAAAAGCACGTGGGTGTTCAGATTGTTTTGCAACTTCTAACGCATGATATAAAGCATTCTGACCAGTTATTAGAAGTTCACGAAGATTTCCTCTAGTAGTTTCGTAGTCAGTTTCAATTTTACCTTCTGGTGTTTTTACAATTTCACCAGTGGTATTATCAATCACTTCAAGTTCTTTTTGTTGAGGTGTCATATTAAATACCTCAGATAATGTATCATCAATTTTCATATTAGTCGTTACGAGTATTTCTAGTTGGAGGATCGTTAGGATCAAGAGCCACTGATACTTGTGCTGATAACATTGGTCTTGGAACTGGCGCTGGAGCAGGTGTAGGTAAAGTTGGTGTTACATTTACTGCTGACCCTGCAATTTTTTCTTGCGTGCGACCAAACGCAGCTATACCAAGAACAGCACCCATTGCTAGGTGAAATAAGCCAGCACCTTGAAGTGTTAGCGGATTCCATTGCGCCATATTCGCTGTGTGTAATACTGCGTGCAAGATAGACCATAGAACAGGGAATATCACAAAGTCGCAAATACACACAACCATGTACATCCAACCCATGGCTGGACGCCATCTTTTTTGCATCCAATCTTCTTCTTTTTTAACTTCTTCTACCATACATTACCTCTTTAAAATACCTGGAATTTTTGTCACAATTTTGGAACCAACTGCACCGATTGCGAAATTCTTTAATCTGTTCACGAACTTAGTTAGAGGATCGTTTTGTACTTTTGTTGCACTTGGAGTTTCGTTAAAAACTGGATTATACTTATTATTATATCCAGGAATGCCAGTAACAACAGTATCTCCAATAAAAATTGGATTATATGCACTTGGTGTATCGCCTTCAAATTGATATGGGTAGAAACTACCATCATATTGATCTTCGTTATATGTAGTAGTATATTTACCAACATAATAGTATTTGTAAGCAAAATTAACAGATAACTTCATTATGTCTTTTCCAGCATAATCTAATTGTATTGTACCAATACTTTTTGGGAATGCTTCATATAACTTAACACCGTATCTAGAATTGTTTTTTAAATCTTGTACTTCAATTATGATATCGCAAGTATAATTATCGTAATAATTAAAATTTCTAGTACCTGGATTTTGTATTGATGTTATCCAATCATCAAAAAATGTTTTTACTGTCATTGATGTATCAACATAGAATGACATATTAACATCGTCAAACAATCTTTCATATGGCGCTTTTCTAGTTTCACCATAAGTCCTCATATCAGAAGTGTTAAAGTTTGTTCCTGGAATTTGAATTTGGTCGCATAGCATTAATACATCTCGTGATCTTTCTCCACGATTTGATATTAATACAGTGTATCTGTTAGTTCTTGCTAAACCACCAAGTTTTACTAATGATATAAAATCGTTTAATGGAGATTGTGCCATTTATGCTCTTCTTATAATTTTTCTGGAATCTGCCCAGACTTGTTGTTTGGATGCGCCAACAAATCTTTCAACAGGTAATAACATAGCAGTTGCCCAGTCTTCTGAATAGATTTGTCTAAATTGGCTTCTTACATGACCAGATAAATATTGTTTTACGCAGGGCTTGGCAGGAGCAAAACGAGAAACTCCATCAATCAATGCCCAGCTGTATTTGATTCTTGTTGTTTCATCCATACGACTATTGTTCTTAAATACTAGCAACTGGTCCAGTAAGTTAATTCTTAGGTGGTATGGTAGATAGTGCATATTTAAACCATAGAATCCGTCTTGAGTTTTTCTAAAAGGAAACACTAATGGAAATCTGTCATAATATGGTAGATCGTCTTTTGTTTTTGGATCATATACATACATATATAAGTTTCCAGGAACGATAGCAGATCTTAGGTGGCTCGGCTCACCCTTCAACACTTTATTTGGAGTGATGTTTTGCTGCGCCATAGCAGCGACTTGCTTTTCGAACCAACCTCTAGATCTCTTTACCGCATTGGTAAGGTCAAATTTGTTTTGGTCGAAAACGTCTTGAATTGGTTTCTTAATAGCCATATTCTTTATTTAGGTCAAACCAACCCAAGTTCTTTTTCTGTTATGATTTTAAATTCCCAGCCACGATCTTTACAGTATTCGGTTGCTGCTTTCCACTTGGCTTGGTTTTTGATATAAGCCATAGACTCAGTGATATATCTCTTAGTTTGACGTCCAGGATACTCTGGTGGAACGCATTGTTTAGCTGGTTTTACTTCAACTAGATATCTTTTTAATGAGCCGTCTTTCTGTTGAACTTGGATCTGAAAGTCCACGAAATAACGATGTATCTTATTATCGGTTGGACAACGATAAGGGACTACAGTTTCCTCTGATTGCCACTTTATAATACTTGAATTCTTGTCGCACCATGATGCAAAACGAGTCTCCCAACTAGATCGCATGATAATGTTGGTTGGATCTCCAGTGTATTTTTCTGGATATAAAGGTTTGAACAATCTTTTATGGAACATAAATAAGTAATAGAATAGCCAATAACCCACTATTTAGAGAAATTAAATGGCAGATACCACACCAGCAACACAAGCACCACCAGCTTCTCCTACTCCTAAACCAAATCTTTATACACCAAGGGGAGCACCTTCACAATTTGAAGTAGGTAAATATGACATAAAAAACTACTCATACCCATCTGATTTATATGATAATCGTGGTACATATGGTGGTAACTATGCTATCTTTTATATCAATGTATCTACTGAAAATAAACTATTAAAAGAAGATATACTTCAAACAGTTGAGGATTATACTCCAAATGATCGTGGTGATTTAGTTGGTATGGGTCTAACTGCTACTCAATTAACAGTAGCCAATGCTACAGCAGGAGTTATTACTGGTGCTATCGCTGGTGGATTATTAACTGGTGATGTAAAGGGTGCGGCAGCTGGTGCAGCTACTGGCGGTATCGTCGGCGCAGCTACTGGCGCAATTGTTGGCTCGCAGGGGTCTCGTTCACAGAAACGATTGAAGACTGCTATCGCTTTACATATTCCAAACAATCTTTCAGTTAATTACAGCATGTCTTGGAGTGAAGAAGATACTGGTGCATTAGCCATGGCTGCTGGTGGAGGTTACGAAATAGCAAAAGCACTTAGTAGCGGTGGTAAAAATTCTGACGTAACTGGCGTCGGCGCAGCAATCCTTACTAATATTGCTTTATCAAATGGTCCAAACCAAGGAGCAAATTCTGCAGCTACAGGATTAGCAGCAAACCCAAAGAAAGAACAAGTATTTAAGGGTGTAAACTTCAGAACATTTAATTTTGATTATAAGTTCTTTCCAAGAAATGCTAATGAAGCCAGAAATGTTCGCTGGATTATCGATGAATTCAAATATCATATGCATCCTGAATTTAAAGATAGTAACAACTTTGTTTATATCTATCCATCTGAGTTTGATATATTTTACTATCGCGATGGCCAAGAAAATAGAAACATACATCGCCATACTTCTTGCGTTCTTACAGATATGGCAATCAACTACACACCAAATGGTTTGTTTAGTACATTTGATAATGGTATGCCGACACAAATTGATATTACTCTAACATTCCGTGAATTGGCTCTACTAACCAAAGATAAAGTTAAGGATGGTCTATAATGTATTTTAAAAATTTCCCAAAGATGCTTTATGACTTTGATATTACTAAAGTCTCAGGATCTGGAACTCAAGCAAAAGCTACAGCGTTTATTGGTGGCGGAGCAATTACTGGTGTTCGTATTGATGATGGCGGGACAGGTTATGTTTCGGCAGATATAATTTTCTCCGCTCCAGATCAAATATATCAAGGTAGCCAGTCAGCTGCTCAAGGATTTGCTATTGTTAATAATGGTTCCATAACAGAAATTGTCATGACCATTGGTGGCGCAGGTTATACATCAACTCCAACTGTAACTATCTCAACACCATATACTACTTTAGAAACGCAAACCAAAGCACTAATCCTTACCGATATAACACGAAATATTAGATTTCGCAGAGACATTCTTGCTAATATTACGGTATATGATTTCTATGATGTTGTTGAAGGAGAAACTCCAGAAATAGTTGCCGAAAAGATTTATGGTAATGCTCAATATCACTGGGTTGTTATGC